AGCCGAACAGCTTGATGAGCTACTCAACAAAATCCGCGCCGATGAGCGTGAGCAAATTGCCAAACTTGTGGACGACCGCATGGGTTTACACAACAGCATATCCGAAGCAATCCGAGCAAGGGGGAACAATGTATAGCTACAACGAAGACGTGCGCCGAGTACTAAGGGATAACCCCGATGGACTCACCGTTGAGCAGATAGTAGCCTTGATAGCTGCACCAAACAACACAATCAACCGACTCCTGAAGAACATGCCTGACGCCTACATCGACCGCTGGCAACGGCGCGGTGTCAAGAACTACATGAGCGCGGTGTGGTGTGTGGTGGTGCCACCTGAGAACTGCCCGAGACCTAACAGGAGAAACACATGAGCATGACCGACCCATTCCCAGTACCAAACCCCAAGCCGTGTCCGTTCTGCGGGGACAACTTGGTGACCGTGTACCAAGGCGAGACCTACCGGTGGAGGGTGGCTATCTGTGACTCCTGCGGTGCGCAAGCGCCTGACGTGCGGCACTCAATCCTTGAAGGCCAGACGCGAGATCAGGCTTTTGAAGATGCCAACAAACGCGCCACTGAGGCATGGAACGAACGAGCAAAGGAGAACACATGACCGACTACCTAGCTGGAGGACAAGAGTTCTTCTACCCACACGCCGGTGACCCACCGGCACCCGAGAATGTTAAAGTGCTTCTCCTCACTCGCGGAGGTGTCTGCACTACAGGCCATTGGCATCGTGACTGGTGCCTTGGTTGGCTACCGCTCCCCAAACGTAACATGAAAAAGGAAGATACGAAATGACTGCTGCTGAAAAATTAATCAACGACTGCGTGTCGCCATTCAACGAGACCCAGCGCCAGAAGCTGCGTGAATTGAGCAAAGTGCGCGTAGACCGCGACTACCCCGCAACCCCCAACAAGCCACTGGACGAGTACATCAAACAGATGAAGGACTTGTACCCCGAGATGTTCCACCTGACCAAGGCTGACTTGGACTCACGCGTGTTCATGGACACGCCATCAGGCAACATCCCCTACGCCCGTGCCGTGCGCACACTCGCCCAATCACCACGCCGCATTCAACCCGTATGAGCAAAGAACTAGCCAGCAGCTACCAAGTAGGTGGCGAGCACTACAAAGCAAAAGCCGTGCAGCCTTGGACTGCAATGGAGTCTTGGATGACCCCCGAGGAGTTCGAGGGTTTCCTGCGCGGCAACGTCATCAAGTACATCGCACGGTACAAAGACAAGGACGGCATCAAGGACGTGTTGAAAGCAAAGCACTACCTTGAGAAATTGTTGGAGTGCTTGGAGGAACGCAAATGAAACCGACTGTCAACGACACCCCCAACTTCGAGACGTGGAGCACGCAGAACTTGGCCAACTTCGCAGCCGAGGCGTACATCCGTATGCAAGAACTGCAAGAAGAGAACGAGCACCTGAAGCTGGATGCCAAGGCAGCGCTCGAAGCCGCACGTAAAGAAATGCTGGAGCGCATCCGATGACACCTGAAGAAATGCGAAAGCAACTTGACCTGCATGGGTGCGTACCGTGGACATTGACGATAGCCGACGCTATTGAGGCAGGCCACGAGTGGAGTTCGGACGACTTAGTACGCGTGCTTCGCAACGCGCAGAAACGGATTGACGATCTAACAGTTGAGCGCAATCTCAGGAGCAACACATGACACCTGAAGGCAAAGTCAAAGCGGCGGTACGCAAGATACTGGACGCCGAGGGGGTGTACTACTTCAGCCCTGCGGCCAACGGCTACGGGCGTGCGGGTATCCCCGACATCATCTGCTGTGTGCAGGGGTTCTTCCTAGCGATTGAACTCAAGGCAAACAAGGGCAAGACAACAGCGCTGCAAGATCGAGAGATCGCAGCAATCAACGCACAAGGCGGGCAGGCTATGGTCGTCAACGAAAACAACATCAACGAGGTGAAGGAAAACATCCAATGGATAAAAGCGAATTTCAAGAAGTCAGTACTCGAATAGACAAGCGGTTGGACGCGATGGGCGAGGGCAGGGCGGGGGAGATGACCCGCGTGTTCGAGCTGATCTCCGCCAGCTTTGCCAACGAGGAAGACCGACCAACCATCCTGATACACGGCGTGGGCAACAACGTGATCGTGCTGGCAATTAACACGCCACCACTCGAAGCGCTGGAGCTGATGTCGATGGCCTATATGCAGATGCACGACAACGTGCTCGGCGAGGTACCCGACAAAGGAGAACTACATTGACCGACTACCCACCGTGCTTCAACAGTGCCAAGCAGTACAGCGACTGGAAACTGCTGGCTATCAAGAGCAACCTGCAGAGCATGTCCATCTGCACCGACTGCACGCCTGAGTACCAAGCCGACATGCTTCGCGCCAAGCGTTGCGTACAACCTGATGCCAACGTGCGCATACTGCAGCAGCGTGAGATGGAGCAGGACATGCTGCGCGACATCGTGAAGGCCAACCCCGAAGACCTCGTGGCGCTGAACGACCCGTGGGCAAAGCTGCTGCGGGGGCTGGAAGAGTGGGGCACACGACCGCCTGCACCCCTGCGCTTCGTACGAATTAAAAAGGATACCAATGAGCCAACCGTTTGACCGCATACTGACAATCGACTTTGAAACAAGATGGGACAGCAGGGACTACACGCTGTCCAAGATGACAACCGAGGAGTACATACGTGACGATAAGTTCTTGGCTTACGGAGTCTGTATACACGAATACGGAAGCAGTGCAGTCACTCAATGGTATCGAGGAGAGGAGCTTCATAGAATCCTATCGACATACAACTGGGGACGAACAGCAGTCTTGGCACATAACGCCCAATTCGACGTTTCCATACTCTCTTGGAGGTACGGAGTCCGACCCGCGTTCATCTTCGATACGCTATCAATGGCACGCGCTCTACGAGGCTTGGAGGTTGGCAACAGTCTCGCAAAACTTGCGATGGATTTTGGCCTACCAGAGAAAGGACGTGCGGTACATAGTACCGATGGACTCGTTGAAATCTCGGCTGACATCGAAAAAGAGTTGGCGGCTTACTGCAAGCACGACGTATTCCTGTGCGAGGAAGTGTTCAAGCGACTCATTGCAGGCTACCCTACATCGGAACTACGCCTCATCGACATGACGCTGAAGATGTACACGCAGCCCGTCTTGCAGTTGGACAAGCTCATGCTGGCCAACGCGCTGGAGGAGGAGAAAGAAAAGCGTGAGGAGTTGTTGCAGCGTTTGAATGTGACGGACGCGATGCTGTCCAGCAACGGCCAGTTTGCTTTGCTGCTGCGTTCGGTAGGCGTGGAGCCGCCCCTGAAGAAAAAGAAGCCCACGGCCAAGACGCCCAACCCTGTGGGTATGAACTACGCATTCGCCAAGACGGACGCCATGTTCCAAGCCATGCTCAACGGGACGAACGAAGACGTGGCCGCGCTGTGCGAGGCACGGCTGAAGGTCAAGTCCACCACGGAACGCACCAGAGCGCAGCGATTCTTGGAGATTGCAGGGCGCGGCACCCTACCGGTACCCCTGAGCTATTACGGCGCAGCAACGGGCCGCTGGACGGCGAGCAAGGGCAGCGCTATCAACATGCAGAACTTGAAGCGTGGCTCGTTCCTACGCAAGGCCATCATGGCACCGCAAGGCTACCAGTTGGTGGTGGGCGACTTGTCCCAGATCGAACCCCGTGTGCTGGCGTGGTTGTCCGACTACCACGAGATGCTCGACATCTTCCGCGCAGGGGGCGATCCGTATGCTGCCTTCGGCGCACAGATGTTCTCAATCCCCGGCATGACCAAGGACAGCCACCCAGTGCACCGTCAATCGGCCAAGAGCGCGTTGCTGGGGGCTGGGTATGGGTTGGGCTGGGCGGCGTTCGCAACGCAGCTTCTGGTGGGGTTCCTTGGCGCTCCGCCGCTGCGTTACTCCAAGGCCGAGGCGTTGCAGTTGGGCGTGACCAAGGAGTACATCGACAAGTTCCTGAGCTGGGAGGACAACATCAAGAAGCTGGAGGAGATTCCCCACACCTGCACGACCAAGGAGCTGCTCATCCACTGCGTTGCTGCCAAGAAGATCATCGACATCTACCGGCAAACAGCGCATCAGGTGGTGTCGTTCTGGGAGATGCTGTCGGGCCTCATCAAGACTTCGCTGTACGAAGGACATGAGTTTACTTACAAGTGCCTTACATTCCGCAAGGAAGAGATCGAGTTGCCCAACGGCATGAAGCTGCTGTACCCCAACCTGCGCCAGCAGCCCAAGAAAGACGGCAAGAAGGGGGAGATGGAGTGGGTGTACGGCGAGGACGCAACCAAGCTATACGCTGGAAAGATTGCGAACAATGTCACGCAGGCGACAGCCCGAATCGTGATGACTGATGGTATGCTACGGGTATCAAAGAAATACTTCGTGGCCGGTACGGTTCACGATGAGCAGATCGTAGTTGTGCCTGATGCAGAGGTAGAGTTCGCTAAGACTTGGGTCTTGGCGCAAATGACTATGGAGCCACGGTATTTGCCGGGGATTCCGTTAGACGCTGACGGTGGTGCACACCGTAGGTACGGGTTAGCAAAAGGCTAGGAGAAGTAGATGATGGCAAAAATAAAAGCTATGTTCCCACGGCGTATGCGCGTGGGTAAGAAGATGTATTCGGTCGAGGTCGTCGAGGCCATGATCGAGAAGAACTGTGTGGGGCGCACACGCTACGCTGACCGCAGCATTCAGATCGCGGCCAAGCACAACAGCACTGGGCGCTTCCTTGCAGGCGCAGAGATTCGTGACACGTTCTGGCACGAGGTGACACACGCCATCCTTGAGGACATGGGACGGCACACACTCAACCGTGACGAGCGTTTCGTTTCGGAGTTCGCTAACCGGCTATCGAAAGCCATTGACTCAGCAAAGTTCTAACATGACAAAAGTCGTCTGGTCTCACTCAGCACTCAAGGACTACGAGTCCTGCCCCAAGAAGTACTACGAGGTGCGCGTACTGAAGAAGCACAAGTTCACCGAGACAGCGGCAACGCTGTACGGGACAGAGCTACACAAAGCCGCCGAGGACTACATCGGCGAGGGCACACCGCTGCCACCGCAGTTCGAGTTCATCAAAGGTACGCTGGACGCGCTGAACAAGAAGCCCGGACGCAAGCTGGTTGAGTACAAGATGGCGCTGACACATGACCTGCAGCCCTGTGACTGGACGGCCAAGGACGTGTGGGTTCGCGGTATCGCTGACCTTATCGTCATGGACGATGACAACCTGACGGCGTGGGTGGCGGACTACAAGACGGGCAACAACAAGTACCCTGACCGTGAACAGCTCAAGCTCATGGCCATCATGGTGTTCGCACACTTCCCTCACATCCGCAAGGTCAACGCGGCCTTGCTCTTTGTCGTGAAAAACGATATGGTAAAGATCAGCGTGGGAGTCGATCAGGCAGAGGGCGAGTGGTGGTCATACCGCAAGCGCATTGCCCGCATCGAACAAGCGCACGAGACAGGAGTGTGGAACCCGAAAGCCTCACCCCTTTGCCCGTGGTGTCCAGTCACCACTTGTATCCACCATCCTAAACATTAAAGGAACGGTCATGCCTTATAAAAACCCAGCAGATCGCGCAGCTTATCCTGCGTACGATCAGAAGCCCGAAGTCAAAAAGAAACGCGCAGCACGCAACAAAGCACGCGCCATGATGGAGCGTGAAGGCTTGGTGCACAAAGGTGACGGCAAAGATGTCGATCACAAGAAAGCGCTGAGCAAAGGCGGCGCAACGACACGCAGTAACTTGCGCGTCAAGAGTGCAACAGCCAACCGCTCATACGCACGCAACAGCGACCACAGCATCAAATAAAAACATGAGAAGCAAATGCAAGTCATCGACAACAAAGCTTTAATCTTCAAGACCAGAAACCCCGACAAGTACGCCCTCATCCCAAAACGTCATATCGTGTCAGAAGATAACGGGACGTATGAGATCATGGTGTATTGGGGTTTGGAGGAAGTTCAGGTACTTAGAAACTTAGGCGTCAAAGATGTACCTTCGCCCATTACAGGGCGTTATGGTTGGCCGGGGCGCTACACCCCCATGTCGCATCAGATGGCGACAGCAGACTTCCTAACGATTCACCGCCGAGCATTCGTGTTCAGTGAGCCCGGCACAGGCAAGACGCTCAGCGCATTGTGGGCAGCGGACTACCTGATGAGCATCAAGAAAGTGCGTAGGGTTCTGATCCTGTGCCCGCTCTCGATCATGCAAAGCGCTTGGCTCGGTGACTTGAGCAGCAGCGTCATCCATCGGTCTGCCGTTGTAGCGCACCATGCGCAGGCTAGCCGCCGTATCGAGATGGTGCAGCAGGACTTCGAGTTCGTTATCGCCAACTACGACGGCTTGAACCTGATTGCCAACGAGGTCAAGAGTGATGGCCGCTTTGATCTCATCATCGTTGACGAAGCGAATGCGTACAAGACCCCAACAACCAAGCGCTGGAAGGCGCTGGCCAGCATCCTGAAGCCCGACACACGTCTGTGGATGATGACTGGTACACCTGCATCGCAGTCGCCTGCTGATGCGTTTGGCTTGGCCAAGCTGGTTAACCCCAGCGGTGTGCCGATGTTCTTCACGGCGTGGCGTGACAAGGTGATGCACAAGGTAACGCTGTTCAAGTGGGCAGCGAAGCCCAACGCACCGCAGCTCGTACACGAGGCGCTACAGCCCGCGATACGCTTTACCAAGGCCCAGTGCTTGGACTTGCCGCCGGTGCTCACCACGACCCGTCTGGTGCCCATGACGCCCCAGCAGACCAAGTACTACAACACGCTCAAAGATCGGATGTCGATTCAAGCGGCAGGCGAAACAATCACGGCGGTCAACGCTGCCTCGGGCTTGAGCAAGCTGCTGCAGATCAGTTGCGGCGCTGTGTACACGGACGACAAGGACGTGGTGGAGTTCGATGCTGGCCCACGGCTCTCGGTGCTGGAGGAAATCTTGGAGGAGACCGACCGCAAGGTACTGATCTTCGCTTTGTTCCGCTCCAGCATCGACACCATCCACAACCACCTGACCAAGAAGGGCTTCGCTGTAGAGCTGATTCACGGCGGCATCACACCCAACAAACGCGCTGACACGATCAGGCGCTTTCAGAACGAGCAAGAACCCCGCGTGCTGGTGATGCAACCCCAAGCTTCAGCGCACGGCATCACGTTGACTGCTGCCGACACGGTGGTGTTCTACGGCCCGCTGATGTCCGTTGAGCAGTACATCCAGTGCATCGCACGTGCAGATCGCAAGGGTCAAGACTCAGGCAAGGTCACAGTTATCCACATCGAGAGCAGCCCCGTAGAGAAGAAGATGTTCACAGCTTTATCCACAAAGGTTGTGAATAACTTTACCCTGACGCAGATGTTTGAGACAGAAATAAATTCTTGAGAAAGGAGCAAAACCGCAAAAAAGTACGCTACACTTGTCAAACGATAGACACAAAAAAGGAGAAAGCAAAATGACTGACGACACGATACCAATGGATAAATTAGCCCGCGTCTACCGCAAGATCAAGGCTGAGATCGACGAGCTGACCAAGGAGTACGACACCAAGGTCGAGACGTTGAAAGCAAAGCAAGACACGCTAAAGTTTGCAATGAAAGATCAGATGAAGGCGCTTGGCGTCAAGTCTGTGAACACCACCTTCGGCACCGTGTCGATGGTGCAAAAGACCCGCTACTCCACGCAGGACTGGGACTCATTCAAGGCATTCATTGTCGAGAACGAAGCCGTTGACCTGCTGGAGAAACGTATTGCCCAGACCAACATGGCGCAGTACTTGTCGGAGAACCCCGGTTCAGTGCCACCCGGCCTGAACATGTTTTCGGATTTTGAAATCCGCGTAACCAAGCCTTCCAACTAAGGAGAAACCTGTGAGCAACGTATCACTATTCAACCCCTCAAAAGTCCCCGCTTTTGCCCGTAACAATGTCTTGTCCGAGACCGCACTGGCGCTGACCGGTGGTGGTTCTGGCGCTGCCGCTGGCAAGCGCATCTCGATCAAGGGCGGTGTGTTTCGCCTCATGGACAACGGCAAAGAAGTCGCTGCCATCGAAGACCGCCACTTGGATGTTGTCATCGTCAAGGCCGCGCCAAAGGTTGGCCGTCAGTTCTACTCTGCGTCCTATGATAAAGACGCTGCAGCTAGCGCACCTGACTGCTCTTCCAATGATGGTGAGCGCCCAGACCCATCGTCCAAGAACAAGCAGTCCGAGACTTGCCTGACCTGCCCTCAGAACCAAGCCGGTTCGGGTACGGGTAATAGCCGCGCCTGCCGCTACCAACAGCGTCTGGCCGTGGTGCTGGAGAACGACATGGGTGGTTCCGTCATGCAGATGGTGTTGCCTGCCACGTCCATCTTCGGTAAGGCTGAAGGCGACAAGCACCCCTTGCAGTCCTTCGCCCGCTACCTAGCTGCGCAGAACCCTCCGATCAACCCCGAGCAGATCGTGACGCGCATGAAGTTCGACACGAAGTCGGAGTCCCCCAAGCTGCACTTCGCACCCACACGTTGGTTGACTGACGATGAGTACGATGTCATCAAGGATCAGGCCGACAGCGATGACGCACAGAAGGCCATCGTGATGAACGCAGCCCAGACGGACAGCGTGAAGGCAGCGCCTTTGGCTATCGCCGGTAAGCCCCCAGTGAAGGCCAAGCCAGCGCCAGTGGTCGAGGAAGACGAAGAGGAAGAAGCGCCTGCACCGGTGGCCAAGCCAGCCGCCAAGAAGGCCAAGCCAGCGCCTGTGGTCGAAGAGGAAGTGGACACCGCGCCTGAACCCGAAGTGCGTAAAGCCGCACCGAAGGCAACGGCAGTTCCTGCAGCCAAGGCCAGCCTCGCAGACATCGTGTCTGACTGGGACGACGAGTAATTAGTTTAGGGGGAGGGTGCGTCACCCTTGACTCAGGTTGACGACCTGAGCCTTCCCCCACCTAACTGGAGAACCGTATGGCAATAAGCATGACACCGGAAATGCAGAAAATCAAAGATCGCATGCACCGCGCCGCAAGTCCTGCCGAGTATGAGCATTACGCACACCTGCTTGATCGTGAGATGCAGCGGCATTCGTACTATGACGCCAATCTCGACATGATGCGGAACACTGCGGCGCAACAAAACGCTATTGGTCAAAACTTTCTTAACAACCAAAACGCAACGCAGAACAGTATGGGGAGGAGTATTGCAGACTACCTCATACCCGAACCCGTAACCCCGTTGAGCTTTCTTAGTAAAGCCGACAAAAAACTTTTATTAACTGGAGAAGCACTATGAAATTGAAACCCTTTGCAGAAATCATCGCCATGTCCAAAGAAAAATTGGCAGAGGCACTGGCCCCCGTACGCGCACGCAAAGTGCGCTCACAAGCTGAGCTGGAAATGGCCAAGCTGGACGACGAACTCATCCGCCTTGAAGCTGAAGTGCAAGAGCAGTGCGCCAAGGAAGACCTGAACTTCCCAAGCCTGCTCGACAAGCTGGACAAGGTGGCCTTGCTTGAGCGCCGCAAACAGCAGTACGCCGAAGTACTGGTGCAGTTGTTCCCCGCTAAATAAGGAGCCGCAAATGAAAACACTTTTTATCAGCCTTTATCTAGCTTGCGCAGCCACCGCAACTTGGGCGGCTTGCTCCACCAGCACCATGCAGTACAACGGCAAGTACGTCACCTGCACCACCTGCTGCGACTCACGCGGCAACTGCAACACCTCGTGCTACTGATAGGAGAACCGAATGAAATATGCAATCGCAATCGTCGCCGCACTCGCACTGACAGCCTGCGGCAAGGACGTAACTGTTGAGGATGTCATGCGCCAGAATGGCAGCGTACACAAGAACAACGCTTTCTCGTTCCAGACGGTAGAGGAACAAAGGGCGCAGGGTCGTACAAATGCCGCAGCAGCAGCCGCCGAGTACCAGCGACAAAACCCACGCATCAGCGGTTGGGAAGCAATTGTGAAGGCAGACACAACGCACTCAGCAACTTGCCCACAAGGCGATGGCTGGGCAGAGGTTGTGTTCATGCGCTCGGAGCGGGAGGAAGGTAAGACCAAGAACCTTCAAATCGAAAAAGCGTCGGTGATGTGCAGTACAGTAAGCGCCACTCAAGGCTGTGTCATGTTTGCTCCAGTGGATAACTGGTCAAAACACCCCGGCAAGTTGCAGGACGGTTCTTGTGCCAGCACACTGGAAGTGCCCTTCCCGCTGCCTAAAGCAGTAGGTGCCAAATGATGATGCTCGATATACTGATCGGCCTCGGGCTACTGGTGTTCTGCGCCACATGCTTCGTGGCTGGTTACAAAATTGGGCGCATGAGCAAATAATTTTCGGGGGGAAAGCGGATGCTGGTGCCTCGAATGGCCCGCTGAAATATTGCAAGACCAGACGCAGCGAGTACCCCCACCTATACCTATGGCCTACTCACAAAAAATTATCGACGCTGTTGCAGCGGCACCTAAGACGATGGGCAACAAGCTCGGGCGTTGGGCCATTCACTTGGACTTCCCCGTGACTAAGATTGCCATTGCGCTCGGTGTCACGCGACAGACCGTCTACAACTGGTTCGAGGGCAAGGACATCTTTGTCGCTTACCAGAACCGTGTCGAACTACTACTAACAATAATGTCCTCGTCCAAGACGGCGGACGAAGCTTGGAGAAGAATATGCAAAGAGTACAACTTGACTCCCTGAACCCACGCACGCTCACCGACAAAGAGCTGGTTAACTACGCGACCCTATATCCGGCTGCAGAACTGCCCACAGCTTGGGTAGCAGAGCTGGTCAATCGCCTAGCTGACATCACCGACAGCAAGAAAAAATAAACCTAGGATACCTATGGAACCGCTTGATTTTCTAGCGGCGGTTTTGCCACCGCCCGGCAATGGGCGCTACTGCGTGGCAGAGCTGACGAAGAAGAAGGAACACGTTTATGTTGACACACTGGAAGAAGCGCAGGCGGCGGTAGCGCGTTGGAACAAGTCGAAGCTGGACATCTATTTTGGCCTGAGTACGTTTGGGGACGCGGACAACCGCCAAGCCGACAACACCCAGATGGCAAAGTGCATCGCTATCGACATTGACTGCAACCACCCCAAGGACGTGCCGGACAAGAACGGCGAGATCAAACCCAAGGCGTACCCGTCAGCGCGTATGGCGGCGCAAGCCATACTGGACTTCTGCAACGAGGTCGGGCTGGCTGGGCTGGGCGACCCGTGGATGGTAGCGTCAGGCGGCGGTGTGCACGCATACTGGCCGCTGCGCGATGCCGTGGAGATTGCTGAGTGGAAACCTGTGGCCGAGGCGTTCAAGCGCTTGTGCGTCCAGAAGAAACTTGGCATCGACCCCACGGTGACTGGTGATGCAGCGCGGGTGCTGCGGGTGCCGGAAACAATCAACACCGGCGTCAAGGGTGGCAAGCGCGTACGCGGCGAGACTAGGGTACGGTTCATGCACAGCGGGGGCTTCTTCGACATCGAGGACATTCGCGGCGTACTTGAAACCAACTTGGCTGGCACCGCATACGAAGTGAAAGCTGCGCCGAGCACCGCCCTCATGCTGCCCGGCCAACGGCCAACAGCGGCACCCACGACAACGGGCGTACAGTTGTTCGCCAACAGCGTCACGAAGTTCGGCAATATCTAC